AGAGTTCGGTCAGTACCGGAGTTCTCATCGTGTTCTGCAAGGGACCAAGAGTTTGCACTTCGGTCAATTGAGTAAATGTCTTCGTTAGCGGAAGAAGATGCACCAGTGGTGATTCGGTCAAGTGACTCGAAATCGTTGCCAGCGGCGGTAGCCTTGTCAACAAGAAGCATCTTGTTGATATGCTCGGCGTGATGCTTACCCATTTCTTCCTTGAGGATTGAGCGAATGTCGCCCAGTCCGTCATCCTTGTCAGCAAGGAACATGTTTCGCTCATGTCGAAGGTGTGAACCACAGTCTTCGGCTTTGCGGCAATGTGCTGGAAGGTGGGCTTGGTGGTGTCCGGTAGGGTTGCGTTTTCTGCAACACCGCCGCCTACACTGAACGAAGGTCGTGCAGTGATGACTCGCCATCCACTGCGTTCCCACGGTCGCTTTGGTAGGATTGAAAATGCGTTGAACTCTTGGTTCAATTGGGACCAAACTTTGCGACCATAAATCGCTTGGTAAGTACCAGCAGTTGAGGACAGCATAGGGCTGTCAGCCTTGAGCAATTCACTACCGGAGTAGGAATAGCCCATTGCGTTCCCTGCGCCGTAGTAGTATCGTTCCATGTCTGTTACGCTTCGGATATAATCTCTTGCCATATTATTTCATCTCCATTTTATTTTATTTTTCAAGCCCCTCGGATAACCGAACCGGCAAGACTGTGAACTTCATCCCAAGACATGTTGCCCAAGTCTTGTGTGGATGGGACTTCAACATTTGATGCCGAAGCCGACTTTTGAATTGATGTACCACTGATGGTCATGTTGTCGATTCGCTCACTTAGAGAGTTAATGGACTTCATGACTTCATTGAGTGGAGCACGAGCATCGAACTCGGCTTTTTCAGCCTCTTGCTTTGCAATTGCCATCTCTTTGCTCAATCGGTCGGAGAATTGTGATTCAAGGTCGCCACGGAATCCTTGTTCCAGTGCGGCGGCTTTGTACACTTCGTATGCGGCTTCAATATCAGCAGAAGACACATTGGAAGCATTGAGGTAGCCCTTACTCATTGAAACAGGTCCAAGAGCACCGGATGGTGTCTTACCACCGGATGATGTGATAGCGGAAATTGCGCCAGTGGAAGGAGAACCATTTTCTTGTCCTCGGCCACGAACTTGACCACCAAAGTAGTCAGCACCGTCAACAGCGTCAGGGTTGTCAAAGCCACCAAGTTGTGCCTTCTCCAAGTTGTCAAAATGTGTTCGTGCGCTCATTGTGTCAACACCAGCGGATTTGAGGGTGTCTTCCATCCAGTTGAGGTATTCAGCAGTAATAACATCACTGTATTCACTCTTTGCGTATTTCATCTTATCATCGTTCATAGGTTCATCATCCTTTTTGTCTTCGTCTTTGTCAGCGAATGGGTTTTTGGATTCTTTCTTTTCCTCTTTAGGTTCGGAATCATCCTTTTTGTCGTTCATGTGTTCTTTGAGGCCGGGGGGCATTTCGCCCTTTTCCATTGCGTCAAGTCGTGCTTCAAGTCTGCTCATAACATTGTTTAGGTCATTTTCTGTGGTCATATTGGTGTCCTCCTTTAAGATACGAAATTGTGCTTCGGGGTTAATACCCTTTTCACAAATTGTAATCTCGTGTAGTTCCATCTTACTAATTTCTTGGTAATCTCCATGCTCTCCATCGGATTTACGCACTCTTTTGAATGCTTGTCCACCAATGGAGAATCCTTGCAGATTTCCTTTACGGATTTCTGCGGCCACTTCACGAGCCTTTTCAATATCGTTGCGAAGTGAAACAACGACAAACATACCAGCATCATCAACTTCGGATTTCCACATCCGACCATTTGAATCAACATAGGAGTCGATAACTTCTCCCACTTGAATGTTAGAATGAGCGAGTTGAACATTGCGGAACTTTTCACTCTTCATGAACCCGCTAAAAGCATCCTTAAGTGCTGAACGAGTAATGAGGTCGCCTTGTTTATCCACCAGTTCAACTGATGCATAGCCAGCGATAACCATGTCGGAACTGCCCTTAATGAGAGCAATACCGGAGGTGGGTCGCTTTAGGGACAACATTACCCTCCGATTCATTGTCATGGTATATAGATTGATACTATGACACTGAAAGCGTTGGTGTACTGTCTTCATCGTCATAAACGATAGACTCGTCTGCATCAGTCTTCATTTCAATGTGTTTCACAGGTTTTTTCTTTTTTTCAGCCAAAGTTGGATTTTCTTCTTCTTCATCCGGTCTTTTTTTGCCATCGTAATCGGGCAAGTTGCTTTCTTCTGTTAATCTTGTAGGACCACTTGGTGATTCTATGGGTGTAGCCATATCAATACCTAACCCCCTTGGGCCAGTCCAAGTGAGTTTTTCTTTAGCAAGTTGGTCTAACGCCCTACTTATGACTTCAAGTGCTTTTTTTGTTGAAGGTTTGAGAAGTCTATTTTCGTCTTTTTCATCTAAAACACCCGCTGATTGCCTGTCTTGTCTTTCACGACTTGGAGTTTTTTCTTCATCCAACATGGTTGCCTTCGTAAGATGGCCTTCAATCATCAATGGTGCTACTGTATGCCAATATGGGTACAGACTTTCTGCCAATGTTATTGAATAATTTGATTTTGTTAAATCCCCTAAAGCAGAAGATGGTGTATGAAGATACCAATTATTTTCAATTCGGTCAACTTGATATGTCACTGTATCAATATTTTTCAAAATTACTTGAATTGTTTCATTGTTAAATTCAATATCATGCGGAATAAGAATAGGTGAGAAATTTTTGGTTAGCAAATCAAGTGATTCTGTACTTGCCGCACCTTCACCTTCACCTTCACTTTCAATTTGTCCAACTTGTACATTGTACACATCTCGGCTTTTTCTTCGTTTTTTAGATACACCAGTGATGGTGGCTCGTATAATGTCACCAACTTTGAATGTTTTTTGTTGATTGTGTGCTGTACCCACATCCATGTAAACTTGGTTTTTATGTGTCACAGCACGATTACCCAATGAGTCACCATCAAGAATTGGACCAGCACCTAATTGATATGAAAATGGACCCTTACCTCGTCGGTCAAGTACAATGAAGTTGAAATCTCGACTTTTACGCAACAATAACCACTTTGGATGCCGACGCTCACCTTTCATGTAAGTGGATTTGTTATCACGCAACAATACAATTTTGTGTTCATTTTGCAATGTGTTTACTGCATCTTCAAGTCCTTCATCATCGGTCATTTTTGTATCATGTGGACCCGGTATAATCACATTCTCATGGCTATCAAACTGCCCTCTTAGAATTTTCATGCGTTCGTGCATCAACATATCTGCTACATTGGTATCATCGTAGTTGATTATATCAATGATGTTCAAATCTTCTTCACCGACAATACCATCAATGACAAAATTGTTATCGTTAAGTTCTGCAAGGCTTTCTTTGAATGCTTTTTTCAATCCAATTTTACGACCATTTTCATCGTAAGTGATGATGTTGTTATCATTCTGTACAATAATTACACGCTTTCCATCATACCACTTACTTACTACCCATGAACCACTAAACCCTCTTAGGTGTTCAAGGTCGCTCAAGTCAAAAATACGATGCATAGGTCGCACTGGTGGAACCCATTCAGCATCGTCGGCTTTTGTTAGCAACACATCGGGATTCAAAAGAGAAGTAATGTACTCGCTCATTTCACCCAAAGCAATACGGTCTTCTGCTGTTTCGTATGTAATTGGATTTACTGCTAAAGCAGGTGATGTTGTATTTCCCACAGGAATGTTTTCTAATCCTTGAAGGACTTGATTACCCATTTCTTTTCCATGCAAACCAGTGATAGCATCTTGCCATGTGTTTTGATACAATTTTGGGTCAGTAAAAGTTCCAACTATGGGTTCACCATCGCTTGAAAATTCAACTCCAAATGTTGATTGTTGTGGATTAGGAACAGAATGTACTACACCTGCTCCTGTGTGGGTAGGTATAATACCATAGGTATCGGGGTTTATTCCACCTACTGGTACAGGTTCTTGATTAAAACCAAGAGATAGTGAAGTTTTTTCTGTAGGGGCCATATTATCAATGTTAATTTGATTTTCATTTAATGCCACAATACTATCAAGACGATTTTTTGAGGCACGAGTTTTGTATTTTTTCTCACCCGAACCAACACCAAAACGATTGTGAATATCAGTGTCTTTACTACCAGCATCAAAGAACGATAAACCAGCAGGTGACATAAGAGCATCATCAGCAATAGTACGAACAATACCACTGGTCATGTTGTGTATAGGATGTTGTTTCCATTTAGGGTGTCTTGGTTGTCCTCTATCAATTGCGGTGTGAAAACCTTCTTTTACACTGTCTTGTAAAAATTCATCATCGCCAGTAAGGTGATGCAAAAAGAACTCATCATCAAAATTACCGCTTTCCATTAAACGACCCACAGTGCTTACCTTCAAGGGTTGGTTTGTATTGTTTGATTGGTCAATTATTCTTTGAACATGCAAAGCCATACGACTTTTTTGTTCTGTAGTTTTTGGAGTAAGACCAAGACCTTCTAAGACTTCATTGGTGTTCATAGTACCATCAACAGTAAAAATATCATCACCCTGTAAATGTTGAGTTATTTTTGGATGTACACCTTTTTGCCGTTGAGGTACTTTTTCAATAGTATTACCAAGACGATACGCTTGAGTTTTGATACCATGTACATCGTGGGGTACGCTACCTAACATACGCTCGGCATCAAACATCAATCGGTTATGATTTGCAAGGAATTGTTGTGGGTTTGTTCTTGCTAATTCTTCGCTAAAGTGATTTGGGTCATGTTCAAGCACATAAGGTAGTAAAAATTGAGCCGCTTGAAATACGGATTCCCGACTGGCTTTTACTAAATTGTTGAATGTTTTTGCTCTTGTTTCTATTGGGTCATTTTTACCAAGTGCCCCTTGCATTGCTTTATTCTCTAATTTATTAAGTTCAATAGTAAGTTGTTGAATTTCATTCATAATACGCTTTGCCCCTTCGGGGCTAAACTCCCCTTCTGCCGCAGGGTCATACAATGTTGATTGTAATTGTTCAATTTCTGTACGAATGTCATCTTCTCTTTGAACTGATGGTAGCATACCACCCATACTTAATGCACTTTGAATTGTTGTACTATTAAAAGAAAGATTTTGTAATGGAACACTACTACGCCCACTCAAACTTCCTTTTTTGTTTGCTTGTGATTTTTCTTGTGCGAGTTCATATCGGTGTTGATTCAACCATTTGTGTAATCCTTCTATGTCACCCTCGTTCAATGCCATATCTTGTCGTGCAAGAGCATCTTTAATTTTTTGAAATTCTAAATCTTCGTTATTATCGTCAATGTTGTGTAGGTGTTCAAAGGTTTTGTAAGGTGAATTTCCGTTTAACTTTGCCACGGCTGTTAAAATTCTCATGTTTTTTGCATCATCGGTACTTTGAATGTACTTTTTTGTGTTTTGAAACGAAGGTTGTTTTTGCCCAATCCCTTGATATTGTAGAAAGTCGTCATGGTCAACACCATAACTTACTGGTACATTTCCATCTTTAAGTGCCTTTAATGATTCCATAGATGTTTTATTCGGTGCATGTGGTGAATTGGTTCGACCAAGCATAGTTTTCAAGTAGTGTAATTTTCGTTGTTTTTCTAACAAGGGTGAGTCGCCAGCATTTGCAGAATAGGCTTGTTCGGGGTGAGTAGTTTTCATAGCATTTGATGAAACAGAAGGATGCATGTACTGTCCTTTGAGTTTTCTTTTTTCATCGGTGTTCATGTTTCGCAATTCGTATTCTGTTTGAGGTGAAAGTGATGTTTTATGAAGAGTCCAGTTGTGTTTTTCACCCGCTGATATTCTTGTAAAGACATTCGCAGGGGAAAATATATTTTCCAACAATGTACGCTTATCGCCTTTTTCAAAACGCTTGGTGACTGGATTGAATGCACCAACTGTATTTGCTTTACCGGTGCCAAAATGTAACCCCAATGACATATTTTCGGGGTTGATATTAAATGGTTCAAACTTTTTACCAGCAGGGCTACTATGCACTTTTGTTTCAAACATAGAAGAAAACTCCGGCATGGTGTCGTCTTCTTTTACACTTGTAGTTTGCATCGGTTTTTGACCCTCACCAGTAAAAGGGTTAAACGGCTCTTCATCTCCAATAGAAGCAGGTAGTAGTTCATCAACTGTGGGTTGTACTCCGGGTGACATACTGTGAATTATTTCGTTGTAAGAAGCATGAGTCATATTTGCTCCACCGCCTACATCAAGACCTTTACTCCAAAAATTACCCGGTCCTATGGTGTAATTACCATTACCCCCAAGTTGCCAGTAAGGGGCTTTTTCTTCATCGGGATGAGGACCGTGTGGTGATTGTAAATAATTAAGATGCTCTCGCATTTCTTTTGCTCTTGCAGTAATGTTGCCACTTATCTTTGCCTCTTCTTCCATGTTTTCTATGTCTTCTAACGGCACGATAGGACCATCCATGTTGCCATAGATTGGGTGCTTTAACAGTGGTTTACGAGTTTTAGGGTCAAAACCTGCAAGAAACAAAATATCTTCCATTGACATGTGTGCTTCATGTGCGCCTTCCATACGGTTTTTCTTTTTGGGTAAATGGTTTCTTGATAATGCCCACAGACCCTTTACCCCATCCTTTGTTTCAAGTGGGTAAGAATCAGCCACATCATTTTTATCGAGGTTTAACTTTGGCAAAAAATCAAATGGTTTTCCTATCCAATTCCCTTCACCGTCATCTTCAATACCGTGTGCATCATGTAATGCTTCAATGATATAATCGGAAATAGAACCGGTGGGTTCTTTGTTATCATCCAAAAGTTGGTATGTATGCGCTCCTTCACCAAATGCATTTTTCAAATGCCTACCTTCACCTTGAGAATAATCATTCTCATTGCTTTCTATACGCTGATGGGCATTTGCACCTCTTTGCTCGTCGCCTCGTGTCGCCCAGTTTAACTCCGGTGTACGACGCATCAAGTTGTTCCAAGCAATGCGAGCGGAAGGTATTGTTTCACCGTTAGGTAGTTTGATGAGTGGGTGTTTGTCAAGGCCGCCCTCTTCATGTATTCGACGCATTACTGCTGTTCTTTCAATAGGATTTAACCATTCAAGACCATACATATAGCCTTCGTGACCAAGAGCAGAAGGGTGCCTATCTCCATTTTCATCTTCCACATAATCGTCACTTACCCATTGTTTCGCTCTTGCTTCAAAATGAGCAACTCGCAAACGGTTTTCGTTTTCTTCTGCTGAACGCCCTTCGGAAAGATTTTTTTCATTTATGCTAATCGCTTCTATGTTGTGTTTTTTCCACCGCTGATAATCTCGTTGATACAAGTCCTCTTGATGAGATATATTGCTACCATTCACTCTTATTGGTCCTAAGAGTGTTTTATTTTGGTGACCAAAAATCAATGGGCTTTTGACTTTTTCAAGTTCATCATGGAGCATACCTTCCATTCGTGCTTCTTCTTTTGAATGTCCGTTGAAAATGTGACTTCTAAACTTCTCCACGAAAGCAGGGTAGCCGCTTTTAGCATTTTTGTGTAAAAGAGGGTAAACGGAAGAATGGAATGGAAAGTGCATTTCTGTGTAAGGAGAACCTGCCTCCGGTTGATATGAGGGCCATACAGCATGAGAGTGCATTATATCTTTTGCACCACGCAAACCACCTTTCCAAACATGGTTTGTAGGTTCACCGTAAATTTCTTGACGACCAAGAAGCATCCCTGCTCCACTGGCTACTTGATTTGCTTCTTGTACACGAGCAATATCTTGACTTGCTATTTTTTCACGCTCGGCATCGGAGTTTTTGATAATGATTTCAGCACTGTATCTCAAACTACGAAGTGTACTGTCGGTAGGTGCTTTTTCTAAAGACTCCCACGCTATGATGTATTCTGCGGCATTAAAGGCTAAATCCTTACCATCGGCTAATGACAAAAGAAAATCATCTTTTACAATGTTGAAATTTTCTGCCACCATAGTTTCACCGCCTCATTGTAGCGGTTGAAATTTAGGACAAGCAAAAATATCCATACCGGGGTGTAATTTACAACCTTCTCGTGGATTACCACCACAATTTAGGCAAGACATTGGTTTACCCTGCTCGACTTCTTCACGAACTGCCGCTTTGGGTGACTTGATTACCATGATGTAAGCCATGTGACCACATCAATATTTTCGCTCGCTTCCGCCTTCTGCATCTTCTCTTTCAGCACCGGTTCCAGCATGAGGGTTCATACGACCGCCAAGTTTTCCTAAGTCAACTTTCTTGTCGTGCTTATCTCGCTTAGGTTTACCATCTTCATATTCAATGGTATTACCGTTGGTAGTGTAGTAAGCAGTTTTTGTTTGCCCACCCGATTCAGTGACCAAGTGTGGGTTTACATCGGTGATTTTTTCTTTTGGTAGTGGCTTTGGGTCAGCCAAAGGGTCAGCCTTTGCCATCTTTCCACCACAGCCCATCTTCATACAGCCGCCCATTTTATTCATTTTAGAGCCGCAACTTGGACAGTCTTTTCCTTTTTCGATATTATCAATGCGTAGTGTTATTGATTCCGCTTTTGCAAGTAATTGCTTTACTTCATAACTTACTTCTTCAAATCTTGGTTTCATCTTTAAGCCTCGGTTTGTTTTGCTGATTGTGCCATTTCATGAATATCTTCCCACGACATATTGTGGAACTCTTCATTTGTTTGTGGCACAGAAGAGTTTACACCCTTCAAAATTGAGTCTTCATTCATGTCATTTCTAAAAGCATCAGTCATGACATTTTCTGTTAAGGGTGTAGTTGCTTTAACCATACCCATTTTTTTCAACATTACTGTTGGATTGTTAATCATCTTACGAAGACGCATGTTTTCTTTCTTGAGAGATTCAAGGTCATTGTCCATGCTTTCCATTTTTGTAATCAAAACACCCATCAATCGTTCCGCATCCGATTGTTCAGTCATTTAATCACCTCATTGTGAGTGTCGGCCAAAAGTTCCGGTGACACGAGTATAGTTTGATGGTCGAACTCCGTTTGAAACTGTACCACTCAAGCGTTGTCCTTGAAGTGATTGAGCCGATGCCGGTCGGTTGTCGAACTTCATAACCGGTGCGCCACCTGCGTAAATATCGTTTGGACCTTGTGTAAGCCCACTTTCGGACTTTGCAATAGCGGCAGACAAGTCTTCGGAAAGATAGTCTGCGACCTTGCGTACTTCATTCAAATGTTGTTTTGCCAAGTTTGCATCTCCACTCGTCAAAGCGGTAATGAATGCTTTTTGGTGTTCTTCCATTTTTCTTGCCATTGGGTCCATTTTGATTAAATCCATATTCAGCCCTACCTTATCCCATGTTGTTGCTCTTTAAGAGTCTTTATGCACCCTTAAAATTTCGTGCATTCATAAGAGCGTTGCTATTTTGTTGTCCAAGTGAGGGTGGTGGTCCTCTTTGTTGTACACTTGTCACAGGGGAACCACTACCAGCCGATGTACGGCGTTGTGGAGCCGCTGGTCCTCGATTACGAAGTCCCATACCCTGTCCACCGGGTTGTGGTGGTGGCATTGGCATACCGCCCATTGGCATACCCGGAGGCATACCTCTCATTGGCATACCCGGAGGTGCGCCACCCATTGGCATACCACCCGGCATCATACCCGGAGGCATACCGCCACCCGGAGGTGGTGCGCCACCCGGAGGTACGGCTGGTTGAGGTGGAGGTTTGCGATACACAAAGCGTATATCGCTACTTGATTCACCGTCAACTAAGTCAGCAATAAAACCAAGTTGAGTCATTCGCTGTGCTACATTGAGTTCTTGCTCATCACGGCGTAGTCGAGTAATTTCGTCTTCTTCTTCGTTTGGATAGAGTGTGAGTTTCCAATCGTGGACACCCATTTGCTTCAACATCTTAGGGAATAAAACATCGGTGTAAATTTTTTGTCCAAATTCAACAGCACGATTTGTCACAAGAATTTGCATACCCTCATTGTTTAATCCGCCCGATTTACCACTGTCAACCATGAACACACTTGACACACCAAAATATGCGGCAATGCGATTACGAATTTCATCACGAACTGCCATGTATTGCATTTCTTCCAGTGTGTCCATGAACTTAATCCAATTTACACCTCCACGACCTGTTTGACTTTCAATGCCGACCTTTGGAATGTAATGCGGGTCACGCTCCATTTTCTCATCAACTGATTTCCAAAACGATTTCATTGACTCAAGATTGTCAGTTGTGACCGAAATAATACCCTTTGGCATTCTTCGCTTTTGATATGCAGTGTACATGTAGTTGTCCATTGCTGTAAGTGTCATGGCTTGTCGCCACATTGTATTAACTGGTGAGCGACCATACAACTTTGAGGGGTTGTACTTACTCAAATGAAGCACTTCACCTTCAATGAAATACTGTGTTTTACCACTACCCGCCATGTTGACATAATGTACATCATGTAAGTCACTACCACAAATTTCACAGGTATCTTCTTCTGCATGGGTCTTTACTTGGTCACGATGGATTCGACACACCTTGTATCGACCACCACGAACACCACGCTTATCAGCAACAATACGCATAAAGATAGGGTCGCCACGAACCATTTCTTTAACACGGAAGAAAGCAACTTCTTTTGATTCCGGGTCAATGTAGTATTCTTTGACTAAAATTAAAAATGCATCATCAACGATATTCAAATCATTTTCAATTTCATTTAGAATGTGTATGAACGCTTGGTCCATACTGTTGTTTTGGTTTAACAACCATTTTGCATAAGTAATTTCATCATGGTCGGGGTCACGCACTTGACCTCCGCACGCATCACAAATTTCAACATCGTGTTGATATTCTTCACCACAATCGTTGCATTTTTTATGAAAACGCTTTTCAAAATAATGTCCTCTTCGGAACATTTCTTGTCGAATTTTTGCAAGTACCGTTCTTAGAATCAAACATTCTGTACTCACAGCGTACAATGCAGGGATAGTAATACCCTGCGCCATAACTGGCTCTTGAATACCACTTGTCCAAAGTGGCATAGTTGGAGTTGGAGATTGCTTACGCTTGAATGGTTTTCCAAGCGCACCCAAAAATCGGCTTATTCTGCTGTCATCGTCTGCCATCAAAGTCCCTCCGCATACGCACCTATGGTATCAGCATCCAAGCCCCACTTAGTCAAGAGGTTGTCGGCTTTCTTTTTATCATCTTTCCAATTATTAAAGGTGACAAGTTTGTGTAATTCATTTTTTCTCATCTTATCTTTGGAGTCAATAAAAGATAAAACAGCCTTTGCTTGCAACGATTTCATTTTTAAATGAGGTAAAATTCCTTTGAGTAATTGGCGTAAATCGTCTTTTGATTGAAATACGAGCCGATGCAAACTTCGATTGCTATTTTTGTGAATTTTTTGATTTAACACCAAGCGACCACAACCTAACGCTTTGTGTAAATTTTCACAATGGTCTTTACCCCTATCTCCTGTTGCAACAAATGTTGCTCTTGGTTCGCCTCTTTCACTAATAAAAATACTACCATCAGCATCAAGGAAGCCAGCCGCATAAGCCCAAATGTCTTTGATAATCAATCCATGAGTGCCCATTTTTAAAAATTGACCACGAGTTGGTGAGCGATAAATGTCAAGTTCTTCGCCGTACATTTTGATAAGCATACCAAGTTTACTGGGTGTAATGGATTTATTTAAAACACCAACACCCCGACGAACAATTTCACGACTACTTAACTCACCATTGTCTTCTAATTGCTTTGAAACAAATTCTAATGTTGTTTTATCGTCTTTTGAAATAGAATCAATTTGATGTAAAGTTTTCCTCCACATTTTTTGAGCGTCTTTACGCATTTGCATTGCATCAACCCAGTTTTCTTGCTCATCAGTACCCCAATCATCAAGTTCATTTAACATTGATAAAACAGATGTAGCCTTCAAAAACATTTGACATGCTTGCTGTAATCCATTACTTCGTGACTCACCAAATTTTCTAAGTGATTTTAATGAGCGGTCATTCAAACCCATGTATCGAATAGTGTCTTGAAGACCGTCGCTCCAAGTTAAGTTGTTGATAGTTGCTTCAACTTCCATTGCTTTGATTGTTCTCACATCATCAATTATAGCATCAATCATATCTCGATTACTTTTGTCGTTTCGACGCATCTTTCGACACATGCGAATTATTGAATCTGCGTCTTTACCATAAGTTGCCTCAAGCCACCCATCACCGTTTTTAGGAAACCCGTATGATTTTATATCTTCTTTAACAAATAAAGAAGATTCTTTGACTACAGGGATTTGTTTATTGTAAAAATGTGGATGCTGTGCTAATGTGTTAAACACACTTTTGGTAAAGTCATCGCCATTGATTTGTGGAGCATCATACTCGTCACCGACAATTGCACTACCCCACATATTGGCTACCTCATTGTCCTATCATTTAGAGATTCCTATGATGTTCAAACACAGGAACTTTAGTTTCTCCGTGTCCCATTTGTCGAAGGGCTTCCATACGATGACCACCTTCTTGCATTCCGGTGTAATTTTTATTGTTAAAACTTAACTCCGGCATACCTATTGGCATACCTGCTTTTATTCCCTCTATGATTCGAGCGATGTTTTCACGGCTTCCTCCTTGTGAGGTAAACTGGCGACCATCCCATCTATATTTAGCATCTCTACCCCCTACGGGTGGTTCATTGTGTTCTTCTGCACCTTGTCCTACAATGTCAAAATAATCATTCGGTGTCATTTGAGTAATTTTATCATTTTTACCATAAGCATAAGGTTGACCACCAATCACAGGTTCGGAAAAATCCATATTGTAGGCCATTCGTACACCCGGTATATCAGTATCAACAATAGGTGCTTTGACTAAAATACTCTTGACAATTGTAGGTTTTCCACCTACGCCTTGTTTCTTTGAACGCTTGCGTTTGGTAGCGGCTCGCTTTTGACCCTCGGACATTGAGCCGCTGGTCTTTGGCGTTTTACCGCTTACTTTGACGCTTGGCCTACACTTTGGATAGCCTTTGCTTGATTTGTTTGCTTTAGAACGACCACACGGTGGGTGCTTACCGTCTTTGTCTTTACGACTAACATCAACCCACTTTTCTTTGAACCAACGGTTCAAGTTCTTGCGGATTAACACTTTGCTCATTTTTTACCAACCCAAGCATCGCATGTATGGTCGGCACGACACATAAAATCATACCATTCACAATAACCAGTCATGGGGTCATCAGTTTTTGAAGAATCCCAAGCCTTGCAGTTGCCACATTTTTTAGGACCAGTAGCCTTACGATAATTTGGTGCATCTTTTTTGGCTTTAAGAAGAAGCCAAGCCTGTCTGATGGATAAACTTTGAATTTTCGCTTTGCGGCGGCTTTACCTTCGGGGCACAGTTTCTTTTCCAGCGCATCCCACGCTGTTGTCATTCCGACACAGTGACCACATTCGCAACTCATATCATTCACCTTTTAAGAATCGCCAAGCATCATCCATTTTTTTCTTTTCATCGGGGTCTGCTGTTTTTTCGGGTGACTTAGGCGGCTTACCACCAAGTGCAATTACAACTACCATGCCTTTCTTTTTCTTTTTATCGTCTTCTTTCATGGTACTAACCATCCATCGTTGTTTCCTTTGTTTCTATGTGGAGTTCCACCGATATACTCATCTAATCCGGGTAATATATCATCAAGTAGTTGCACTGAACCCTTGAACTCTTTCGTTCCCCAGTTCGCTAAAGCAAGTGCCATTGCCAAGTCATCGTGTGTTCCCACCGATTCAAGTCGCCCATTCTTTTGCATACCGAATCGGTTCAATTCTTCTTCTAATTTGTGAGTGAATGTACGACTTCGCTCATCACCATACGGTAATTGAATTTGCCCTTGTTCAAACGCCATAAGCAAAGACATGAACATGCTTTCTTTGCGCTGGCGTGTTGTCATAAAAGTACGAATTGGAATATCATTTCGCATGTCTTGAAGTTCAGCGGCAAACATTCGCTGGAAGTTATTTCCTTCAAGTTCAATCAAATCCGGCTGGAAACGATTGTTGAGAGTGAGAATGTGTTTTTTCTGTGCTAATCCACCCAGTCCTTTTTCATGGACTATACCGACAATTTGCTTTACATTCTCACCGGGCGGTGTACGAAGCACAAGCATGGCTGTGTAGTCAGCATTCTTATCCGAAGCAATCGCTGTGTCCCATCCAATGAAGTGCTGTCCGAATACACCAGCGGGATTACCTTCTTCGTCGTATTCAGTATCAGCCCTATCAAGCAATACCAGTTCATTATTGCGAGCCTCGTTTAGAATTGTAGCAGGGAACATACTCGCAACATCGTGAATAGGTTCACACAAATACTCACGGCTGAATTGGATAGCGGGCATGGACATACGCCGTTGCTCAAGTGCCTCAAGATTCCACCGCTCCGGCCAAAGCGCATTACCTTCCCCATCAATAGCAGGGTATGTTTCAACACGGAATGTTTCTTTTTGTTCAAGTTCTGCGTACAAATCGTTGTACGAAAACGGTGTACCGACCATCATCAAACGAGAAGAGTGGTGCAGAACCGGCAGAAGAACACCATAGAACCAGTCAGCGGCACGCTGTAGTTCTCCACCTGTAGTACCCCAAAGAATATCGTCGCAAACAACTACATCGGGGTGGAAACCACGGGTAGCACCACCAACGGACTTAGCCATCAATCGGCTACCGTTAGTAAACTCGAAATACGATTTAGCCCACGGTCGGCCACCTTCGGGCTTGAGGTGTCGAAGAATATCGGATGATTCAATGTTGTTGCGAATAAATCGCATGTGTTCAAGCGTCTGTTCAAGAGAGTGAGAGAAAATCATGATGTGTGTACCGGGTTTGAAGGCGGCAATCCAAAGAGCATAGGCCATAAACAAAGTGGATTTACCGTGGTCACGACTCGCTTTAACACAGTAGTATCGGTGTTCGTTCAATCCTGTTTCCCAAGACTCGTGGTGATGACTGTAATGAAAGCCCAAAATTTCTGTAAAGAAATACTTGAATGACTTGGCCGACATTTTGCTATCCATCTCTTGGATAAACGCATTCATGTCCTCTCCCATTGTATCACCGTGTCTTAATATACATATAAGCGGCAAGTTCACCAATTTCATTTGGTGTCATTTTGTAAAGATTATCGGGTCCGAGTATATCGAATAACATGTCAGTAAATTCACCTGCATTCTTTTGTTGATTTTCCATATATTCTTGCATACCGGTTATGTGAGAGTTATCAACTGTGGTTGTTGACCTTGTACCTGTGGTTGTTGACCTTGTACCTGTGGTGGTTGACCTTCAAATCTCATACCATATTGGGTTAAACCTTGTACCTGTGGTTGTACCTGTGGTTGTACCGGTTGTTGTACCTGTGGTAGTGGTTGACCTTGAACATGTACAGGTTGTAGTGGGCTTATGTGGGGAATATTAAGGTCGGGAGTTGCGGCTCGTCGTTGCGCCATTGCTTCTTCATGAGACATTATTGATGGTGATGATACAGCGACAGGTGCGGGTGCGGGTGCAGGTGCAGGTTGTGTACCCATTATGGCATCAAGATGAGGTTGCATAGACGCTTGATGGTTTGCTGGTGGTGGACCTTGTACTGTACCGCTATCAATATACGGAGCGAGTGGTTGTGTAGGGTCTAAACCTTGCATATTATATTGTGCCCCAAGTCCAGCGTAAGCATTACCACCTTGCATTGAATCTGCCATACCTTCTGCTGTAGCGTATGCCGCCGCTCCTTTTCCCGCAAGCCCAACAAGCCCAGCAAGCCGACCTTTTGCACCAAGACTTCCTCCATCTCTCGATATACCCCTTGCGGCATTGAATAATTCACGAGTGGAAGGTGCTGTACCCGGCTCAATGAACATAGATGGGTCTGCTTTTACCAAAACTTTGTCGCCCATCATATCACCCCATGTTTGTTTTTATGACTTTGATAATCTTAGCATCAACATTGTAGGACTTAGCAATGTTGTGCCAATCTCCCATTGTTTGGTTGATTGTCACGACCTCACTTGCGGTTAGCCCGACATGTTTTGCCAGTGCGTGTGGATTGTTAAGATTACTGTTAATTTTAATCCCGTCGAATCCGGCTTCTTCTTGTTGTATTCGTTCTAATGCTTTCATCACTCGGTCCATTACCGGTAGGTGTGCATCTTCGGCTTTCATATATTGTGAAAGCATTTGCTGGCGAGGGTCGGAAAGAGATTGTTGCGCTCTTGCTTCAATGGGCGTAAGTTCCGGTGATGGTGCTGGTGTCCTTCGACCTTCACCACCAGCCGCTAATAGCCCACGAAGTTGTTGCGGGTCTAAACCAGCAATTTGTGGTCGCATTTGTTGAAATGATTGAGGTAAAGGCCTAGCCGGTGGGCCTTGTGGTCTTACCGCTACAGGAGGAAGAGGTGTCGCACCGGAGGGAGGTGGTGAAGAAACCGGAACCTGCGAAAGAGCGGAAGCAGGGGGTTCCGGTGCGACTAATGAATCACCACTTGGGCGAATTGGCATGGCTGTACTTTCTGCAAAGTCTTCCATAGGGTGTAGGTATGCATCCATGTGAGGGTCAAGTGTAGCATCAACTCCTTCTTCGGGATAATCTAAAAATTGCATACCTTTTGCTGGTTCTGTTTTTATGTCACCAATAGGCATTTTTACTGGCAAACCTTGTGATGCTGCTTGATGGTCGGCTAATGCTTCGATAATACCACGAAAACGCTCGACTTGACCCATAAGCCGCTCATCGTATCGTACACCAAATGCGTTTAACTGCTCACTGTCAATTGAATGATTACTCAAATTACTTCGTTCGGAGTCATCTTCACTTAGACCGGACCTGTGAGCGAGTGCCATAAGACGAGCGGCAGTGGTGTCTTTCCCACTGTTACCACCCCTACCGGGTTTAAAATGACGACTTTGTTCATCATACGACAAACCTTCTTCTCCTTCACCATAGATACCCATGAGGCTATTGAAATGCTTGTTAAAATCACCTTGACCCGGCCTACCAAACAAATACATCATTGCTGGTACATTTGCCATATCTTGAATTAAACTTCTTCGTAGTTCACTATCTTGAAGAATGACACGAAGTGGGCGTTGAATCATTTCGGGACTTGCTAAAGTGCCCACATTGATTGTAGCAGGTACATCGGGGATTGCATCTATGTTGCCCAAAGCATTTGTAATGGCTCTTTCAGCCATTTGATACAAGCCATTTTTGTGTTCCCAACTACCTTTTTTTCCGGCTTTTTGTCCACTTGCTTTTGTATTAGGATAAAAGAAAATGTCCGGTAGGTGGTGAGTAGTTGATTCAGTGTGTGCCGCAGTTTGTTCACTAAAATAATCATCGGGTGCCCTTGACATGTGTTCTGTGCTTATTTGATTCGGATGTTCTTGATATGAAGCATCAACTCGACCTTTAGGTGCTGTTTCACGAGCGTAAATGTAAGGTTTTTTTACAAAAGACAAATCCATTGATGTTTCAAATGGAATACCATGTTCTTTTTCGAGAATTTGACCAAGTTCGTGATTAAAAGGAATAGAATATGATTCAATAAAACGACCCATTGGAGTGTAATTTTTTTCTCCGGGGTTGAAATTTTTGTTGGTGTAGGTGGTAATCAAAGAACCATTTTTGGTTTTTGTTGGGCGTTCGGAGTGACCTTCTGTGCTGTCACCCGGAGGTAGCATTCCAGCCCTAATTTTTCTCCACGCCATGTTGTCAAAAGGTGGTAATGCGTGCATACCGTTATTCTTATCATCATCACCTTTGTGACTTGTGTGGTTTTGATTAAACAATTGAATTGCTTTGTTAATCAAATCGACAGGATGTGCTTTGATACCATGTTTTTCTAAAAACCACCCTAAGCGTGTAGCCGCCGCATCAATACCGTGTTGATAACTCCCCATTGGTGTGTTGTAGTGTAGTTCACCGTGGTCACCCGGAACAAACTCACCTTCAACAATTTGTCCTTGAGCATGTGCAAAGGCAGGTACATCTTCTTCTGTAGGTGGTCGAAACGCTGTTGCTGGTGGGTTGCGAATCATTGCCGCACCCTGTGGGGTAAAATGCTTCATTCCCCATGCTTTAATCAATGGAAAACGAACAGGTATCATCCCATGTGCCCCCGCTTTGAAGTAAGATAACCAGCGGGGTCAAGTCCTAAACGACTTGAATTGGTTTCAAGATTTTGAGTAGGACCGTCATTCTTCTCATCTTCATCTTCATTCTGTTGCACACCGGCTGGATGTGCTGGCACTGCCCCTTCTTCAAAAGCCGACGCTGTACCCGCTTTTTTCATATTGGCTTTCTTTCTTTGAAGTTCAATTAACTGCCTCATCAATTGAAGCATTTCAACACGATTAGCGTGACGATTACCTTTGAGTAAATCACTTTCAGTACGCTCTTCACTCATCATCATTGTTGACGATGGTGCTGGCATACTCGGAACACTACTTATTGGTGGGGCCATCTGTGGCATTTGTGGCATTGCTGGCATACGAGGCATACGAGGCATACGAGGCATACGAGGGCGGCGCATTCTTCGGAGAGAAGGCTGTCGCATTTGTCCCGATTGACCCGGTAATAGACCAGTTAAACGCCCAGCACCAGTTGGTCCAGCAGTAAACGACCTTGCGCTGTGACGAGCGTGTGGAGAATATGTGTTGCGAATGCCACCAAGAATTTTTTGTGCTTCTTGCTGGCCCATGTATTGACGGTATTTTTGTGGGTCTTTACTCATGGGTTGCTTAGTTGCAATACCACGGTGACTCATTTCAACAGACAAGTGAGGCTTCATCAAACCTGTTTTCTTTCCACCCTTGATACCACGCATTCTTGCTTTAAATCGCTTCATGGTTGCACCAACACCACCGCTTTGCCCACCCGGTGGTTTCTTGAATTGTCCAGTTGAAGGGCGGAACTCTCTTCGCTTTTCACGGCGACGACGAGCCTCTATTGTACCTCGTGTATCACGCTTAAGTAGTGTACTCCAAGCATCTTCCATTGGTTCGCCTGTTCTTACGGCTGAATTACCTGTACCCATTGCTGAACCTGTACCTGTCTTTGCACCTGTGGCTAA